CTCAGAGGCTCTAGAACGATTACGGCTGCAGCGAATTTGGAACAAGCAGCTTCTATTGCTTCTCAAACCCCACAACCATCCGGTTACATAAAAAATGACGGTGCTGACCTTCCCGATGATGTAATTCAAGGTTTATTGTCAACTTGGAAATCGGCTCGTTTGGCGAAAAGTACGGCGTACTTAACGAGCACTCTCTCGTATACCCCTACACAATTTTCTCCAGCAGAAATGATGTACAACGAAGCAATTCAAAACATGTCATTGCAAATTTGTCGCATGATGAACGTTGATGCAACATATCTTTCAGCGGAAACAATGAGAAGCAATTCTTATAGCAATATCCTTGATAAACGTAAGGAATTTCACGCTTACACACTCCAACCTTACATAACAGCTATAGAGGACAGGCTCTCACTTGATGACCTGACTCCACGTGGACAAGTTGTTCGTTTTGCGGTAGATGAAACGTACCTACGCAATGACCCACTAGAACGTTTACAAGTAACAGAAAAATTGTTACAACTGCAACTAATTACAGTCGACCAAGCAAAAGCAATGGAAGATTTAACTCCAGATGGGAATACAAATGAAGCTTGAGTTTTCAGCAACAGTAACCGCCGCCGATGCAGGTCGCCGCATTATCTCTGGCAAGATTGTACCTTTCGGAACACCGGGCATGACAAGTGCTGGTTCCGTTATATTTGAGCGTGGCTCCATTCAAGTCCCGAACGTATCCAAGATAAAGTTGCTCGCGCAACATGAACAAACAGCATCGGGAGTCATTGGACGCGCTCAATCTATTCATGAAGCAGAAGACGGCATGTATGCGACATTTAAGATTTCAGCAAGCCGAGATGGCGAAAATTTCCTTATTAAAGCTGCAGAAGGTTTGCTTGATGGGCTTTCAGTAGGTGTAGAAGTCATTGCATCAAAAGAACGTAAAGACGGCACAATGGTAGTTACAGCAAGTCGTCTCAATGAGGTCAGCCTTGTCGAAACGCCCGCATTCGACTCAGCTCGCGTCTCAGATGTAGCAGCACAAGCCGGTGACATGATGGAAGACGACACAGCAGAAGAAAATCTTGAAAATATGGAAGACGAGCAAATCCAGAAAATTTCCGATGCAGTTGAAGCCTTGAAGATAATTCAAGTGACAGAAAAGGCATTGGAAGAATCCGAAACCCAAACAGAAAGTGAGGCAAGCGTGTCAGAAAACACAGCAGCCGCAACAACTGAGGCAGCTGCACCAGCGGAAGCCTCACGTCCAACCATTAAGGCGTCAGTACCTTATGGCGATTCAATCACTCGTACGCGTCATGGAATTGACTCTATGGGTAAGTATGTAGCTCACAAGATTTACGCATCACAAGGTGACGTAGAGTCTCGTGAATGGATTGCAGCAGCAGAAGACCCAACAACAGTTCAAGCAGCAGCGGACTCTATTGGTACAACAAACCCTGCATTCAACCCAATTCAATACATGAAAGAACTTTATACAAATAACCGTTTTGGTGCTCCTGCACGTGATGCAGTAAGCCGTGGAGTTCTTCCAACATCTGGAATGACTTTTCAAATTCCATCATTGGTTACATCAGCTGGCGGCGGTTCAGGTGTTGCACCAACTGTTGCAGTAACAGCAGAAGCAGCTGCACCATCTGATACAGGAATGGCTACACAGTATTTAACCGGAACAGTTAAAAAATATGCCGGACAAAATACGATTAGTTTGGAACTTTTAGAGAGAAGCTCTCCAGTTTTCTTTGATGAACTTGCAAAGCAAATGGAACTTGCTTATTTGAAGTCAATCGATGCAGCAATTCTTGCTGGTCTTGTTGCTGGCGGAACTGTCGGAACAAAGAACTATGCAGCATCTTCTGCAGGTATTATTGATTTCGTTTCAACAGAATCAGCTTTAGCGTATGCAGCATCTTCTGATTTTGCTACTAACTATCTTGCTGGTACTTCACAATGGTCACTCCTTATGGGTGCAGTTGATACAACAGGTCGCCCAATCTACAACGCTGGCGCACCTATGAACTCAGCAGGTAACTCAAATCCAACTTCAATCAAGGGTAATGTACTTGGATTGGATTTGTTTGTGGATTATCAGGCTGTATCAACAACTATTGATGACTCAGCATTCATTATCGTTCCATCTGCAGTTACATGGTACGAATCACCAACATCTTACTTCTCAGTTAACAATGTTGGAAATATGCAAGTACAAACTGCCATTTATGGATACGGTAGTTTGCTTGTGAAAAATGCGGGCGGAATCCGCCGCTTTAACGTTGCTTAATTAGCAAATAGTACGGTCGCCCCGGGTTAGTAGCCCTGCCCGGGGTTGACCCGATAAGAAAGGAAAGAGCATGACCGCGTTTGTCACAGTTGCAGAACTGCGCGCTAACTTAGGTATTGGAACGCTTTACAGCGACACAATGCTTCAAGAGGTATGCTCTACGGCAGAAAATCTTATAACCAAACAACTCTGGACTAATACTTTCCCAGTTGTTTCAGCTGCTATTTATAGTGGCATGGCTTACGTTGTTATGAGCGCAAATCCTACTTATGTGTATGGACAATCCGTGACTATTACCGGATGTGGAACTGCTTATAATGGCACATTTACTATTACTGGAACGTATCCGTGGACAAACGGTTCTGGAACACTTCCATACTTTAATACTTTTCCATATTCTAATTGGAACTACCCACGCGGATATTCAATTATTCAATACACGCCTACTGGTAGCCCAGCGGATAATCCGTGGCATCAAATCATGCCATACGGCAAGGTAGCCGGTGAAGCATTCGGTGATTCTGCAGATTACGGTGCAGTCCCAGAAATTCGTGAGGCTGCCATGATGGTTGCAGTTTCCGTGTATCAATCACGTCAACAATCCAACGCTGGCGGCATATCCCCTGATTTTGGTCCATCACCATTTACAATGTCTTCACAATTACTTGCACGTGTAAGAGGATTACTTGCGCCACATCTAAACCCGCGCGGAATGGTTGGTTGAAATGGCATACGCTGCCGTCACAGCGATACGTTCAACTGTTGCCGCATGTTTAGATAACCCAACGGTGTGGCAGGTGTTCAGTTTTCCACCTGCTTCACCATTGGCGAATTCAGTCATTATTACGTGGGATGACCCTATGCTCACAAGCAATAACAATACACAGACAGTAATTAGTCCTATGGCTCATCTACGCCTAACTATTACTACAGAACTTTATGACAATCAAGCATCTCTGGCTAACATCGAAAACATGACAGTAGAAGTGTTTAAGAAATTGTCAGCAGCAGCAGATTTAGTTTTCAACGTTGTTAACATCTCAGCTCCCACAGTTTTGGGTGATGATGCAGGTAAAATGTTATCTGTTGAAATGTCGATTGAAACCCTAGCGAATTGGATAGCAGCATGAGTGATTACACACCGGAAGACCTAGCATTCCTGATTAAAGTCGGTCAGGTACAACCAGAAGCCAAAGCAGAAAAGCCAGCGGCGAAGAAAGTAGAGGAATAACAAATGGCAGTCATTCTAAATAATACCGTTGGTCTGAAAATTGGAACAGTTGACCTTTCTGACCACGTGAAGAGCATCACACTTAATCAAAAGTTTGACGAGCTCGAAGTGAGTGCGATGGGAGATTTTTCTCATCGTTTCGTAAAAGGGCTAGAATCAAATTCTTTGACCGTGAGCTTCTTGAACGATACAGCAACAACTCCAACTGCGTCGGTTCTTTCAACTCTTGAATCAACCTATGGTACATCTGCAACATTTAAGATTGTTCAGACTCAGACAGCAGGTTCTGCTACTGTTTCTGCAACCAACAAATTATTTTCAGGAACTTTGTTGATTAACAATTTAACTCCCATCAATGGAGCCGTTGGTGATATCTCAACTCAGGACATCACATTTACAGTCAACAGCGTTCTAACAGTTTCAGACACAGGTACTTGGTAATCTAACTACGAACAGAAGGGCTACACAAATGGCAAGTCTTAAAATCAAGTTGGTAAACGGCGATGAGTCTGTTCATAAAATTACTCCATCAATAGAGTATGCATTTGAACAACATGCTGGTAAAGGATTTTATAAGGCGGTAACCGAAGACCAGAAGCAATCGGATATTTATTGGATTGCTTGGAAATGTCTTCTCGTTGCAGGTTCGGAAGTTAAATTATTTGGTGAGAAGTTTCTTGAAACGCTAGAAAGCGTGGAAGTAGTAGACGACTCCCCAAAAGAGTAAACAGGGAAAGCCTGACTTATCTAATAGCTACGCTGGCAGTTAGGACAGGCTTACCCATAAAGGATTTATTAGACGCAGATGAAGTGATGATTAAATCCATCATTGACGTACTGCAAGAGGATTCAAGAAGGATGGAAAATGCCAGTCGTAGTTCAAGGCGCACATGAAATGATGCGCGCTCTTGGTCAATTCGACAAGGATTTACGCAATAATCTTAACCGTGAAACTAGGGCTTATCTTGCTCCTGTAGTCAAACAGGCTAAAGCATATGTTCCCGATGCCGGCAATCTTGTAGGATTACGTAAGGGCTGGACATACAAAGATTCTTCTAAAAAAATTACTAAAAGTTCTTCAATGTTTAGAGTTGGAACGTTTCCTAAATATAACACTTCAATTATTAAAAACGGAATTAAGTCCATTATTGGTAATGCTAAAAGTCAACCAAACGGTTGGGTTTCAATTTACAGACTTGTAAACCAATCACGTGCGGGTGCAATTTATGAAGTATCTGGACGTACTGGCGGTATGTCTAAACGTAATTATAAGTCTCCAAACCCAGATGCCGGTAAACACTTCATGGCAGCCATCGCCGCAACAGGTCAAATTAAAGGTAAAAACCATTTAGAGGGACGTTTACTTTATCGCGCTTGGAATGAAAATCAAGGCAAAGCGTTGGCTAAAGTAAGTCTAGCTGTTAAAAATACTGAAAAGATATTTACAAATCGGACTCAAGTTAGACAAACGTTTGGACGAGCAGCATGAGTGGCAAAAGCAATATCTGTCTCTTATACACATCTGACGCTGCCGACGAAGAGGATAGTGTAG